TGGACATCTGATTGCTGCGCTCAACTTCTACATCCAACTAGCAGCGGGTGACTACGTTCAGATTATGTGGGCGACCAGTTCTACAGATGTAAAACTGGAGCATTTAGCAGCGCAGACAAGTCCTACGCGACCGACGACTCCAAGCGCGATTGTTACGATCAACAAGGTTGACGAATCGTCATCCTCTGACATCTACGCATCGAACCAGACTCAGGGTCAGTGTACGGTCAACCATTTTGCAAACTCAACCGCAGACAAAACGTATCGGTATGTCGTTCTTGGATAGGGCGTTTATCGAGCCGCAGAAGTTGCGCGAAATCTGGGGATGGGTCAGACCTGGGCTGTTGGAAGTACAAGAATACTCAGATGGCAACTGGATACCGGAGGATGTATACACCGACTGTTTCAATGGTCGGTCTATGCTGTGGGTAGTGATGGATCAGGGGAAGCCTGTTGGGTTTGGAGTGATGCAACCGTTGGGTGACTGCCTTCATGTTTGGTGTGGTTGGGGGCAGATGCTGATGGATGAGGGCTTTAGACACATCCGCGAGATTGCGAAAGCGGGTGGAGCGCGTAGAATTTCATTTGACTCAAATCGTCCCGGTTGGGAGCGTGTAGCGAGAAAACACGGATTCCGACCCAAGCAGTGGATAGCAGAGGTGTAATCATGGCTGGCGGTGGATCGCAACAAGTCTCACAACAGCGGATTGATCCGACTGTTCAACCGTTTGTAGAGTTTGGGCTACAACAAGCAAAAAACCTGTATGGCACTGGTGCTGGCCCGCAGTATTACCAGGGTCAAACCTACGTTTCACCTAGCCAGTTTACGACTCAAGCCTTAGAGGCTGCTGGTCAGCGAGCGATGGCAGGTTCTCCGCTCCAGCAGACTGCGCTACAACAGCAACTAGGGACGGTATCCGGGGCGTATCTCGGACCGAATCCGTTCCTGCAAGGCGCTATTGCTGCTGCGTCCCGTCCGTTGGAGCAACAGTTCCAGCAACGTCTAGGACAAATCCAGTCACAAGCGTCTGCTGCTGGCCGATATGGGTCTGGTGCTCAGGCTCAGTTGGAAAGCGGTGCGACAGAGGCGTTTGCTCGTGGTTTGGGTGACATCTCTCAGCAGATGGCGTATCAGAACTACGCACAGGAACGTGCTAGACAAGAAGCCGCAGCCGCTGTTGCACCGCAACTCGCTCAGTCCGAGTACGCGGATCTTCAGCGTTTGTTGCAAGCAGGACAGGCCCAGGAGGCTTACCAAGAGCAGGCGCTTGCAGCAGACATTGCTCGGTTCAACTTCGGCCAGCAAGCCCCGTACAGCGCTCTACAGAGCTTCCTGGGGTCGGTCTACGGTGCTCCGATGGGGACGATCACTACCGCCCCGACGTATCGCTCGCCTATCGCTGGTGGTCTTGGTGGTGCGCTTGCAGGATATACGTTGGGCGGCATGATCCCTGGTGGTCAGTACGCCGTTCCTGGCGCTGTTGCTGGCGGTCTGTTAGGCGCAAGCGGGAGGTAACATGGCTGATCCGGCAACGATGATGATGGCAGGTGCTGCGCTGGGTGCGGCAACCAATCGAGACGACCCGCTGAAGGGCGCGATGATGGGCGCTGCACTGGGTGGTGTTGGCGGCGGTATCGCTTCCGGTGCGTTAGGTGGGGCTGGTGCGGCTGGTGTAGAGGGCGCAGCAATGCTTGGCGCTGAAAGCCTAGCGGTGCCTGCTGCCGGTTCTGCTGCTCCGATCTTTGCGACTCCGGCAACGATGGCTGAGTTCTTGCCGATGGCTCAGTCGGCTGCACCTGTCGCGCAAGCCTTTCCTGTTGGCGCTGAAGCGTTTGCATCTCCTACGTTCGACTTTGATGCGATTGCTCGTGCGAGCCTTGGAAGCGATCTCCCAGGCGCGTCTGCGGTGGCTGGCGCATCTCCGATGGCTGCGCGAATCAACCCGATGCAAGCCTTGTCTGCAATGAATATGCTGGGGGGTCAACAACCGCAACAACCACCGGTTGCTGGCGGTGGTGTTAGGCGCGGTGATCCTCGGCTAGTGCAGCAAGACGCAATTATGTCGCTGCTGGCTCCTAAGCGTGTTGAGAAACGACGAATCAGCCTGTTGTGAGGGCAAACATGGACCTGTCTAATTTTTTCCCTGCTGCGCCTTCTTACCTTCCTGGTCTACTGGGAGAGGAGCAGGCAAGGCTGGCACAACAGCAAGCCCAACAGCAGGGTCTGCTGGGTGCCGCTCTCGGACTCATGCAAGCCGGTGCTCCTAGCCGTACTCCCATCTCCACCGGACAGGCATTGGCACAGGGTCTAGCGGCTGGTCAACAAGCGTATGGCAATGTTCTACAGCAGAGAACGCAGGAATCTCTGATAAACAGGCAATTGCAAGAGGAGCAGAGGAAGAAACAAGAGCAGGAGTTTATGCGTCAACTTCTACCTCTTGCCGTTCAGCCTGGAGAGGTTGGATCTCAAGCATTGGCACAAGCAGCGGCAGCAATGACGCCGGACAACTATGCAAAGTTTGTCGGTGCCATCAAAACTCAGCGTGAAATGGTACAAGGCCCAAAACCTGAGTTGCGAGAACTCGGCGGTGCGTTGTACGAGATCTCAAGTGGCCAACCTCCAAAGCTAATTATTGACGCGAAAGGTAAGTTGAGCGGAGATTTTGCGAACTACGCTAAAGGGATGTTTGGTACTGATGTTGTTGCCGAGCTTCCTGCTGGTGGGTTTGAGCAGATTCAAAATGCGATCATCCAACAGAAACGGGCTGGCGCAACCGTTGTTGACATGACTGGTGGTCAGAAGGGATTCGAGAACGAAACCAAGTTGCGCACAGAGTTCCAAGGCTCGCCAGAGTACAAAGCCTTTGGTGAGATGAAATCCGCTTACGGTCAGGTTCTTGAAGGGTTGAAGAAAGCCAACGCAATTGGCGACTTGGCTGCTGCCACCAAGATCATGAAATTGCTTGATCCTGGCTCAGTTGTTCGAGAGTCTGAACTTGCGCTTGCAATGCAAGCTGGTGGTCTGTTGGATAGGGTTTCCAACTACGCCACCAACATTATGCAGGGCACTAAACTTTCGCCAGATCAACGAAGAGAGTTCTCGTCTCTGGCTAACTCGCTGTTCTCTGTGAGCCTTGACGCGTTCAACGAGAAGCGTGGTCAATACTCGAACCTAGCTAAAGAATACGGGTTCGACACAAACAGGGTGATTGGTGCTCAACCTAGCATCCCAGGCTTGCAGAAACCGCAAGAGACTCCTACGCTATCGCTGCAACAACAAGCCGCACAAATTCTTGAGCAGCGGCGCAAGCAACGGGGTCAATGATGGACTTGTCGAAACTTTCAGACGTTGACCTGCAAGCAGTTGCTGAAGGTCGGATGCAAGACGTATCCGACGCTGGGTTGCGAATCATTTCTGGACAACAGACTCCGTTGCAACGTGCCGGTACTGCTGTTGATACCGCTCTAGGGTTGCAGCCTTCATCCCCTACGGCACTACTGGAGAGTGCAAGGCGTCCAGCCATGCAAGTGTCTACGTCTGACATGGACATAGGCAGACAAATCGGGCTTACCGGAAGGGCGGCTATCACTGGTGCGCTTGGGCTTCCAACACTGGCATCTGATGCGCTTGTGTCGCTGATTAACATGATCGGCGGCAGAAACATTCCGATGCCGAGTCAGGCCCAGCAAGCGCTGATGACGCAAGCCGGACTGCCAGAGCCAAAAACCGCACAAGAGCGAACCGCTCAGGACATTGCTTCTGCGATGGGCGGTGTGATTGGTGGCTACGGTCTTGGGGCTGCGTTGCCAGCCTCTATGCAAGCCAGTCGCGAACTGTTGATGCAGTCACCTATCTTCCAAGCTACAAGCGGTGGTGCTGCTGCGCTGGCATCTGGTCTTGCAAGGGAGGAAGGCGCGGGACCGTTAGAACAATTGGGTTACGGGATGCTTGCCGGTACTGTTGCTCCGTCTGCTGGCGCTGCTGCGGCTACTGGGGCACAAGCCGCAGGACGGGCAGCAAGGGAGACTGTGCGACCGTTTACTGAGGCTGGCAGAGAGGTAATCGTCGGCAATGTGTTGCGGAAATTGGCGCGTGAGCCTGAGATGGCTGCGGCAAGGATGGAAGGGTATCAGCCTGGAGTGCCTGGATACGCTCCTACAACCGCGCAAGCCTCGCGTGACATTGGCCTTGCTGGTGCTGTTCCGATGGTTCGTGGTCTGGATGAAACCGGACGGTTCCCTGCTCAACAGATACAAGCTAATCAGGCTCGGATGACCGTGCTTGATAGGCTTGCAAAGGATGAGCAAGCACTTGCCGCTGCTTTTGCAAAACGAGAAGAAGTAACAGGCCCGTTGCGAGAAGCGGCATTTGATCGTTACACAGGAACTCCAGAAGAGTTTGCCGGTAGAGTTCAATTAGTGAGAGATGAAGCCAACAAAGTTTTGAAATCACCTGAAGGTAAGAAGTTGGCTGTAAGGCAGGCAATGAATTTCGCTTTGCAGGAATTGGATCAGGATATAACCGACCCAAGGACTTTGTACGCAATCAAGCAGAACATCCAAGAGGCGGCGTTTGGCAAGTACGACAAAGAAAAAGGTGTGATGAAACTTGCAAAAGGTGAGTTGCAAGGCATTGCAAAATTTATTGACGATCAGATTGAGCCTGTTGCTCCTGGGTACAAAGACTATCTCCGCAAATACTCTGCTGCCACAAAAGGCATTCAGAGCATGGAAGAAGCGCAAGCCTTCAGGACTACGGTTCAAGGCACTGTCCCAATTGTGACTGATGAATCAACGCAATACATGATCTCTCAACCTAGCTTTGTTCGTGCGCTTCGTAATATCGGAGATGACACAAAGCTATCTAAGACTCAGGTTGCTTTGTTGCAGCGTGTTGGTCGAGACTTGGACGAAGGGGCGATAACTCGTCTTACAGCAGAGCCTGGATCAAACACGTTTAAGAACCTGTCAATTGCTAACGTAGTTGGCGCATTAGTTGGTAGGCAGATTGAAGTTCCTGCTGTATTCCAGAAAGGCGCTGGTGGTCAGTTTGCACTTAACTGGCTGTACAACGGTCCAGACGATGCGATCCGCGCTGTCATTGTTGACGCTATGCTTGACCCTAAACTTGCGGCTAGGATGATGCGTAAGGCGACGACTGCCGAGCTTGTACCAGTCAGCGAGCAACTTAAACGTAGAGCGCTAAAACTTGGCTACGGTCAAGCGTTCGGACTTGAGGCAGAGTAACCATGACAATCGCAAAACTCAGCGAGTATTCGACCACTCCTGCAAGCAACACCGACATCGGTGGAATCAACATCAACGAAGGGTGTTCGCCTGCTAACCTGAACAATGCCATCCGAGAGTTGATGGCACAGTTGCGAGACTTCCAGCTAGGCAATCAGACCAGCAATCAGCTATCAGTCGCAGGTGGCGGCACTGGTCTTACCTCGTCAGGCGCTGCTGGCAATGTGCTAACGTCAAACGGTGCTGAATGGATCACATCAACACCGAACTACGTTCCTACCGGCGGAATGATGATGTGGGGCACTGCCTCCGCTCCGTTTGGCTATCTGTTGTGTAACGGTGCTGCTGTCTCCCGCTCGACCTATTCCGCGCTGTTTGCTGTACTGGGAACGGCATACGGATCGGGTGACGGGTCTACTACGTTCAACGTGCCGGACTTCCGCGACCGCTTCCCTGTTGGCGCTGGCACGACGTACAGTGCTAACTCTACTGGTGGTAGTGCAAACGCAATCACTGTCAGCCACACTCACACATTTACGTCTGACGGCGGCGGCAGTCACTCGCACGATGTCGGAGCGAGTTATATCGGTTCTGGAATCGCTAGTAACGGTGGCTATATCACTCCTACCGGAACAGGAGCAACGACCAGCACAGCACCGACGCACACACACACCGGTACAACGGATTCCACTGGTTCGTCTGGAACCAATGCGAACCTCCCGCCCTATCTTGGGGTCTACTTCATCATTAAGACATGAACGACATTGAGGCCAAATTGATGACGCACGAGCAGGTTTGCGCTGTCCGGTATGAAGGCATCAACGCTCGTCTCAAGCGTCTTGAGCAGATTCTCATCGGCAGTGCCGGGTTCATCATCGTCCTGTTGATCGGTGTTGTGTTGAAAGTATGATTGAAGTCGCTGTAGTTCTCGCTACCGCCCAGGCCGCTGTCGCTGGCATCAAGCAAGCGATTCAGATCGGCAAGGAGGCGCACGAGTGCTTAGGCGACTTCATGAAATTGTTCGACGCTCAGGATCAACTCCAGAAAGCGTCTCTGGACGAGAAAGCCAAGCAGAAGCCGGAACAGTCGGCGATGAGCGAGGCGCTAGAGACTGTCATTGCCGCTAAGAAAGTACGCGAGATGACACAGGAGCTTAAACAGTTCCTGATATGGTCTGGTCAAGCTGAGGTGTGGGACGAGATCCAACGCGAGCACAACGCGGTAGTACAGAGACGCAAGGCGGCAGAATTGGCTGAACAGCGAGAAAAAGAGCGGCTAGCAAAGCAGAAGAAGGAACGTGCGCTGATTGCTGTCGTTGTCGGTATCGGCGGCATCATCCTATTCCACCTTGTCAGCTACATCATCGACGCATGGCCGGGGCAATAAAGTTTCTGGTTGTCAGCATCTTGTTTATCGAGGTGCTGATGCTCGTATTAGCAGGAGTGTCAAAGTAATGGAAGAAAATTCAAGCGCAACAATTGCTTTGCTTGAGACAAAAGTTTGGGCTGCAATCGTCCTTGTTTTGGCCGCAATCCTTTTTTTGAGTGTTGTTGCAATTATTGGCGGAGTGCTTTTTGTTGAACACGACATGGAGCGCATCAGCCCGATTGATACGCAATTGATTGGCATTCTCAAGGACATCATGTTGCTTGCAATTGGCGCTGTTGGCGGCATTGCTGGTCGCAAGGGTGCATACGCTGCTGCTAACATCATGGCAAAGAAGGATGACGATGCTTCCACTAGGCCCACTGCTTGAAGTTGGCGGCAAGATTCTCGATAGAGTCTTGCCAGACCCTGCTGCTGCTGAAGCTGCTAAGAGGGAGCTTGCAAAGCTAGAGCAGGATGGTGAACTGGCGAAGATGGCTCAACAGACGAAGCTGTTTGAGTTAAACGTCGAGAACACAAAATCCGCACGAGAGATGCAGGTAGCCACCAGGAGCCGGATCCCTGCTGTGCTGTCTATCGTTACCGTTGCTGGGTTCTTTGGCTTACTTGTAGGCTCTGCGCTGGGCTACATGACGCTGACAGGTAGCGATGTGATGATGCTGCTGCTGGGTGTGCTCGCAAGGGAAACAGCCTCCGTTTATAACTTCTGGTTGGGTTCGTCCAACTCCAGTCAACAGAAGGATATGCTGAAGAAATGAACTCTAACTTTGATGCCGCACTTGCAGCGGTTTTGCATCATGAAGGCGGTTTCGTTAATCATCCGGACGACCCAGGGAAAGCCACCAATTTGGGATGCACGCAAGCAGTCTGGGAAGCGTGGTGCGGCAAAGAGGTAACCGAGCAGGAGATGCGCGACCTTCAGCCGACGGACGTTGCTCCGCTCTACAAGGCTCAGTATTGGGATCGCGTGAAAGGCGATCAACTTCCCGCGGGAGTCGATTACGCTGTTTTTGACGCTGCTATCAACAGCGGTGCTGGCCGCGCTGCTCGTTGGTTGCAGGAGTGTGTCGGCACTCAGCCTGACGGTGCTATCGGTCCGTTGTCGCTGCAAGCTGCCAATGCGATGGTTGCTGCTGATCTCATCAACATCTACTGTGACAAGCGTCTTTCGTTCATGAAGGGCTTGCAGACCTGGGATGTGTTCGGGAAAGGCTGGGAGCGCAGGGTAGAGGAAGTGCGCTCCGCAGCACTCAAGATGGTTTAGAACGCTGAATCCTCTCGCGGTTTAGGTTCAGCCAGTGTTGCCCAGCCATCCCAGTTGACGGGGATGCTCTCCATTTTGAGAGCTAAACCGTTGTTCGTCTGCATGACGACACCAATCTTCTGCCAGCGCTTTTTCTCCTCTCCGTTGCGGTTCTTGTACGTTCCGGTGGTGGCGATCACTTCGTAGGCGAGGGGCATAGTTGCTCCATTAGGTTGTTAACTTCAGACAGAAACTCTTTGACCTTCGTTTCAAACTTTTCCAGTTCCTCCGCGCTGGGTTGAAACCTGACAACAAACAACTGTAAATGCTCTGGGAACCTGTTGTCGAATGACACGAAGTCCACCCATTTCCTGCCGGTACATGACAACTGAGCTAGCATCTGCGGGATGTACTTCGCTGGTGGTTTCTTAGCCTGGATGTACTCCAGATGAGTTGTTGACCGTGGGCACTTGATCTCGACCAGTCCATCACTACCAACCAGACCGTCAGGGCTAGCACCGAACCAGAGAATAGTCGGGTGCTTGATGAAGCCCACCTCGTCTACAAGTTCGTGGCTAGCCTGATACGCTGCTCGTGCGACAGGCTCCACCTCGATGCCACGCTGCATATCGGCATTCGTGTAGAAGTCCTGCGACTGTCCTGTAAGCCTCTCAGTCACAAGCTGGGTAATGTATCCCTTGCGAGCCTGTGTGTCTTTGCCTGCAAGAATGTCGGAGGCTCTGGAGCCTGTTGCATGGCCCAGCCTAGCCTGATGCCACTCTATGCTTCGCTGATCCATTTGTGCACTCGTTGGTTGCGTCCAGAGGACGATTTACGTTTCCCGATGGGGATGATGTATCCCTTTCGCACGAGAGGCGCTATGCGTGGCGTAACGGTGTTTAGCGGCAGTCTTGTAAGCAGCGCCACTTCCTCCGCTATCAACCCCCCAGGTGACTTCCAGAAGGCTTCCAGCACGATGCGCTCTATGCGTGTTGCGTTAATGCTGGATGCTGCCTCGTGCGAGGTATCGGGGTCATCGTTTCGTGCTAACCCGTATGTCATTTCGACACCTTCCAATCTTGGCAGGGGATGGGGAACAGAGGCTTGTGGTAGAACCGGCGAAGGATGAGCGTTTCGCTAGTCCAGAAGGCTCCAGGGTTCTCCATCTTGCATTCAGCGATGGCGAGATCGAGCGAGAAGTTGTCTCCGTTGAAGTCAACATCACCCTGCTTGTAGCCTCGTTTGATACGGGAGGCGTTCTTGAGTTTCTGTTTCTGTGCGTCAGTTAGCATCATTGATCTCCAGGAGTTGTTGTTTGCGGGTGTTCTTGGCTTGCTCAATCAGCGCAAGGGACTCTTTGTCGGACTGGAATGCTTTGTAAGCCGCTGCGTATTTGTTCTTTAGGTCATCCAGCGACGAGGCTTTTAGCAGGTTCTCGATGGTCGGATGCGGGTCGCGTTTTTTGCTTGCAGCGTTACCGTCATCGTCTTCTGGTGCTATCCCGGTCGCTGCCATAAGGCTGTACCTACGAGCGTAACTAAGCGCCGAGCCGTAGCCCTGTGGGTCATGTTTGCTGGCAGGGACATGCAATTTGCCACCTGAGAACGTCTCGCCCGACTCGTGGACGAACACTGTCTCCACGATGACGCCATCCGCGCATTCGTGCGTCTGCTGGATGAGAGCGATACCGTTAGCGTTGAGAGCGTCTACTACAGCCTCGACACAGGCTGCGAGATCGGCATAGCGCGACTTGAAGTGCGGGTTAATGCTTGTCTTTAGCGCTGGGCCGAACTGTTTCTGCGATTTGACTAGGGCTGCTGCTATCTGTTTCATGGTTGTTATCCTTGAATCGTTTCCATTTCTGTTGGTAGTGCTGTTGCTCGCTAGGCGGGATATAGCCGAACTTTCTCCAGGTTGCTTCTACGTTGGTGGCTGCTGCTGATACCCACTTGAACTCAGGGTCTAGAAGATGCGCCACAGCAGTGCTCCGATAGTGGACTCCGATCCTACAAGCAAATCGACTGCTGTTGTGCCAAGCATGACGCCGAGCGTTCCGAAAACTGCGTAAGCTAAAACCGTTCTCATGCTTTCCTCCAAATGTTGAACTCTTTCAGGAACACATAACGCATCACGTTATTAGCGATCTGTTTTGCGTCTTTGCCTGCTAGAACGGCGATGGTGATTTGCTTGGCAAGGTCGCACCACTCATCACTGCAAGCTGCAACCGCATCCCAGACCCGCCAGATTTCTTCCGGTGACTCGCTGGCAAGCCAATCGTCTACCTCTTTGGCTTGTTGTTCCTGCTCCCACTCCCAGCGATAGTGCTGATCCCAAGCTGCTTGTTCCGGTTCCTCGAACATCGTGTCGTAGGTTCTCATTTCACTCTCCGTTCTGCTGCTACTTCCAGTTGCGACTTTGCAAGCAGGATGTCGCTGTAATTCCGGTTTGACGCTTCTAGTTCGCGCTTGACCGCAATCCAGATCGCTCTGTCAGCTTCCCAGTCTGCTGTGCCAGGGTTTGCCAGACGGTGCAGGACGCCGATCAGGTCGATAACGCGCTTGGCGTTGTCGATCTCTTGTTGCTCCCAGGGTTCCATGTTTGCCTCGGTTGTTGTGTTGCAGTGGTTGACATCATACGACACAAACATGGCATTGTGTGGAAAAATATTTTTATCGTTATTGCGACACCTATAGGCAACGGCTAACACCTATGTATTGCGTATGTCGCTACAATGTCATAGCATAGCAACTTTACGGGGGTGACATGACGCAGGAACAGGCAATTGCGCTGGCAGCAGCAATCATCGGCGGCAAGGGCAAGCTGTGCAGCTTGTTGGGACTCAAGCGGCAGGCTATCCATAACTGGAGGCGAGCCGGTCGGATCCCTCTCAACCGTGCGGTGGAGATCGAGCGACTGACAGGTGGGCGGGTGACGTTGGCAATGCT